TCACAAAAAATCACAATAAAAGGTTTTTAATATGTCTAAACATAAAAAATTGGAACATGATTATACTACATCTATTTTTAAAAAGTTCGATGATTTTTATGAATAGTAATAATATAAGTTTGTAATTAATATTTTGCAATTATTTCTCATAAATAAAATTGAATTTAAAAATTATTGATTAAGTAGGGATTCAATATCTAACAAGAAATGGATGTACAAACATTAAAATCATCAGATAAGGTTCTTGAATTCAGAACAGCAGGAGGCACAACTTTATACGGCATATATGATAATGATAGTGCAACATTTGGTGATGCTATTAGTTCCTTTCTTAATAATTATAGCCATAGTGGTAAAAGATTAGAAGAATTTTCTTTTTATTTAGAACCTTTAAAAAAATACGTAACGGAAATGGATCTTGATAAAAAAATAAGTATGTATAATATTCCAAAAATAAGCATTATAAAACAATCTTTCAACAAAGAAAATAAATGGACAATTAAAGAAAACAAAGAATTAGAACAAAAATATGAAAATATTGATATTAATGTTAGAATATACCAAAAGGATGAGAATTACGAAAAAAATTTTGAAATACATTATGAATCAGATTTTAACATAAACGTTCATCATTGTATAAATGTCAATAAATTAAAAAATATCATTTGTAAGAAAAAAAACTTGTCAGCCGACGAATATGATCTTTGTTATGATTATAGATTAATGAGTTGTGGAAATATGTCGAATTATCATGTAAAAAACAAAGATAAAGTACATTTAATTAAAAAATCAGATGCTGAATTGGAATTAGAAAGATCACAAGGTATTTGTATTAAATATAATGACAAAACGATTACATGTGGTATAAATATATGGTCTAAAGTTCTTGACATTAAAGTAAAAATTTTAGAAAAGGAAAATATACAAATATCGAATCAATGTTTGAAATACAAAGATAAAATTCTAGAAGATAACGCATATGTTTCTAAATATGGCATAAAAGAATGTAGTGAGCTATTATTAACAGTGATTACTAGTGAAAATGCGTATTTTAAGATTTTTGCAAATACTTTAGCAAATGATACATATACTTTAGATGTAAATAACAACATGACAATATATGATTTGAAAAAATTGATATGCAATGTGGAACATACTCCAATAGAAGAACAAAGATTAATATTTGCTGGACGACAATTATCAGATGAACATAAAATATCTGATTACAACATAATATCGGGAAGCACAATACTAATGGTATTGAGATTAAGAGGGGGAATGTTTCATGAAACAAGTGGGAAAAATGGAGGGTTTTCACAATTAAAAAGTTCATTATTTAGAATAACTTGTAAGTAGATACATGTTTTTTTATTTTATATAAAAAAGCTTTAATAATTTTTATAATTAAGTTGAAATATAAAATTGGTGAATTAAATCTCGAATTAAAAAACATATGAAAAAATAGTTGATATTAACGCTAATGATATGTGTAACATATTCCTATGGATGGACAAAGATTATTATTTGCTCAGGGAGGATTCCACGAATCTATCCGAATTTGATATTTTGACAGAAGATATTAAAGTAAAAATTAGTTTTTTATTTGATCTAAAAATTGAAATTATAACATACTAATAATTTAGTGTTATAATATTATTGTCAATGACTAATAAGAAATCTCATTGAAATTGGAGAGGAACTAAAATTATTCTTCTTTGATGATTTATCTCCAGGTTCATGTTTTTTTCTACCGAAAGGGGAAATAATCAAAAACAAATTAATCAACTATATTCGGGAATTATATAAAACATATGATTACAAGGAGGTTTCAACGCCCATCTTATGTGATAAAAAATTATGGGAAATATCAGGTCATTATGAAAAATACAAAAAGAATATGTTTATAATTAAAAATAACATTAATGAAGTCTATGAATTTAGTTTATGTGCAATGAATTGTCCAAAACATACAATTATCTACAAAAATATGAATCCGAATATATCTGATCTACCAATTCGTTTAGCTGATTTTGGTCCTTTACATAGGAACGAAATTTCTGGATCCTTAAGAGGCTTAACAAGAGTTAGACTATTTCATCAGGATGACGCTCATATTTTTTGCACTAAAGATCAAATTAAAAAAGAAATTATAACAATTCTAGAAATGATGAATATTGTTTACGAAAAATTTAATTTCAAGTATGAATTAACATTATCAACACGTCCCGACGAATATATTGGAGACGAAAAACTATGGACTGAAGCAGAAAAAATATTAATTGAATGCATAAATACGATTACCCCAAAATTTATTATCAACGAGAAGGATGGTGCTTTCTATGGTCCAAAAATCGATATTCAAATTGTCGATATTGGTGGAAGAAAACATCAACTTAGTACAATACAACTCGATTTTAATATACCAATTAATTTTAATTTGAAATATAAATTTTATGATGAAAAAAAAGAGATCATATCAACTGAAACATCAATTATGATTCATCGTGCTATTTTTGGTTCAATTGAAAGATTTATGGCCATTTTACTAGAACAAACTCAAGGCATATTGCCATTTTGGTTATCATCACGACAAATAATTATTCTACCTGTTCAAGATAAACATTTGAAATTTTCAGAAAATATCAAATCACAAATTGAAAAAAAATATTCAAAAAGAAATATGAATATTATTATAGATATTTCCGAGATCAAAGGATCGGTGACGAAAAGAATAAAAAAATATTTTAAAGAACATTATAATATAATAGTTGTTGTTGGAGATAAAGAAGTAGAAGAAAATATTGTTAGTGTCAACGACAAAAAACAAATTACCAAACATAAAATTCCAGAATTTATTGATGTTATAGAAAAACTTTATAATTTATAACAAAAAATATAACTTATTATAATATGTTATAAATTATGTGAATTTAAAAATTAAAACCGTCTGATAGAATATTAGGATTCATAACTCGAAAATTCTTTCTCAAAAAGTTCGTGAAGTGAATTTGATGAGAACGAGGTCTCATATGGTAGAGCATATGTCATATTTGATGATAATGCAACGGCTAATGATGCGATAAATTATAATAATATAAACAAGAAAAATTTATTTAGAAAAATATATATTACTAATCCTGAACTTTTTATATTTATAGATGCAATATCTTAATTTATAATTATTATTTTAAATAATATTAAGATAATGATCATAAAATAATTTTAGATGCTATCATCTAAAAACACATTTATTTTTTTATAAATATGATCTTAAATATGATTTCTCACAAAAAATCACAATAAAAGGTTTTTAATATGTCTAAACATAAAAAATGGGAACATGATTATATTGCATCTATTTTTAAAAAGTTCGATGACTTTTATGAATAGTAATAAATATAACATACCAATTTCCTTTAATATTTGAAACCCTAAAAGTGTTTTGCAAAAAATAATTCTATACCTATTATAGTTTTTATTACTAGTATTAAAAAACACTTAATAAGTTTACCTTTAATGCCAAATTTTTTATCTATTTCATTCATAAATAGGGAGCATAATTATTATCAGAAATTGCATTTGGAATTATTTGGTTTCATGTTGTTGAAACGTAATATTAAATTATAACTCTCATCAATAGGATTTTTCTAATTTTTTAATTTCAAAACCAAATAAAAAAATTGAAAAAAAATAACAAAGACAACTCATAATTATATATAAAACATAACAATGGCTAGATATTCGGGTAGTGAATTTGCTGATTCCTTTAAAAAGGGAATGAATAAAGTTAATCAAAGCGAAGAAGAAGAATTTAAGTCCCAATTTTCGAAATGTAAAAAAGATATGCTTAAAGACTTTGATGAAATATTAAGATTAAGAAAAGAGGGTGATGTGAAAGCTTTATCTCGTCGCTATTTTACATATTGTCAATCTAGAAGATTTTGGAGTTGTGATGTGGGTGGTGAAAAATATTGTTCCCTATTAGAAGATAAAGTCAAAGAATTAAATAAGTCGAAAGATTTCGAAGGTATTACCTTTAATTTTAGATTGAATAATGGTGTAAGTTACAAATCATGTTATATTGAAGTGGAAGGGATACAAAGATTTTAATTTTTAAAATTAATTTTTCATTTTACATATTGTTCCCAAATTTGCATATTTCTACCATCAGATTTTTTAATAATAAATATTTTATTTTCTATTATGTATGAATCATAATTTCTATCTTCAAAATTTATTTTTCTGATTATTCTGCCATTATCATCAAAACAGTATATTATGGGTCCATCTAATATATAAATGTGAACTTCGTCGACAATCATTCTTGCATTATAAGATAAATAGCCACGCATATTATGATTTAGATTGATTGTTTCTTCTTTGTCGGAATTTATATTTATTTTTAAAATCTCATTTTTTGTATATTTAAATACGTATATGAAATCTTTATACATATACATGAAGTCATTAAAATCACAATTATATGTTTTTGCATTTACTTTATGAAGATTAAACAAATAAATCCCGGAACCAACTCGTGTAAATAGTCTGTAACACATATTTTCTCCATTAACATATATTTCTTCAGGTTCGGTACAAAGAGCAATTAATTTTTTTGCTGATATTCCATTTTCCAATATTTCTATTTCAAATATTCCTTGCATATTTGATGCGTATATTTTGTTATTTTTTATTTCTGTACAACATGAACTATATTGTGGCGCATATATTTGTCTTATTTTATTTGTACTTAAACTATAAATATAAATTGTCCCCAAGTTATATTTTAATATAATTTTTTTTTCGTCATTTGATTCAAATTTTTTATTTTCAAAGAATTTAACATCATCTATATCTATTTCTTTTATCATTTTTTCACTATCATAGTATTTAATATATGACTGTATTATTTTTATAACATCACTTATTAGATTTATTTCATTAAAATTATTTAATAGTATTTCATAATCCATATTCATAGTTGTTATCATTTGTAATTTACAGATATATTCTTAGTTTTATTTTTCATTTTTTATTTGATTTTAATTTATTTGCTTTATTTATATAAAATTGAAAAAAAAATAGAATAGTTTAATAGTGAATTTATAAATTGTAAAAAAAAAAAGATACTCGAGGATTTAGATATCTTGTGTGATACTGAATCCAAATATCGCGAGTCAATAATTTTTATATGATATATGATAGATTGAGAAGAGACAAGTATTGTTTTTCTTAAAAAAAAAGTTGAAGAATTATGTAATTCAAGTGATTTTGTTGATTTAATTTTAAATTTTGTTGAAGAATATACTTACGGTTATAAACAATGTCATAAAAGTAAATGACATCTCTAAGCCATTAATTTTTATTTATATTTCGAAAATACTAAAAATGAATTATTTTTGAAATAATTATAGTCATATTTATCTAATTTTATTTTGATATATTTTATATCCCGAGTTTTAGATAATAATTATTAAATTTTTCTTAATGTCTTCTTTTCCAAAGTTCCTAAATTTAGTTATGTAGAAATATATTATCTAAAAATCACAGCATATTATTTTATCTCCATTTTATATTGGTTCATCAATTGGAAACTTATTTGTGAATAATCATTTTATAATTTCCAAATCAGAGTGCACTTATATGTTTGTTCTTATTCAATCATTTGATATTTTTCAATTATCTACATTTTATTGGACCGGACCGGAAGGAATCGTTTTTTCATATCATAATATTTTAAGATGAAAAAATATTTTAACATTCGTATTAGAAATCATAAAAAATAACATATTTTTTGCCTAAATTTTTATTCAAAATCTTTTAGGATCATTCCTACCAATTTTTTTTCTTATATCTTTGTATCTCACAAAAATATGTGGTCCATAATAAAACAATTGAATTTTATAAATAAACGAATAATTTTTACGAATTAATTAATTTATTTTTACGAAATGATAAACACGATTGAATATTTTTTTTCAAAAAACTTGTTTTAATATGCGTATTTTTTCTTTTGGTATTATTAAAAAGACTTTTGGTTTTATCAATTCATTTTCTTGATCTTTTGATATATATCCGAACTGGTTCTTTTCGCGAGATATTTTCGATGCATTTCTTTATTTTTTTTATTTTTTAACATTAGCATCGAAGACATCTTGCTTTAATGAGTCATAGGTAGGTCAAGTATGTAATTTTTTATAATATCTTAATATAAATTCTGCATATAAAATCGATCTTAATATTTAATAAGGAAGAAATTTATGATAATGATCAACACAAATATTTAAATTAAAAAAAATTTAAATAATAAAAAATAAAAATTATACCACAAGCGTTATATTTTATGATTTACCCAAGCTAACCTTAATGTTTAAAATACATGGATTAAATTCTAAATGATAATGAATATCTGAATATAATATTAAAAAAAATCATTAACATTAACAAAAATTGATAAATATCATAATTTGTCTTAAACAATTACAAATAAAATTATAGAATTAGAAATCAATGATAATATAATAATTTATGATAAAAAATATATGGCATATCAAAATATAGATTATTCTAACAAATAAACACAAATTTATATTTTCTGGACAAATATTATCAAATGGACAAAAAATACATAATTACGAGATATCGAAATGAAGTCAAATAAGTATGATTATGGACATGAGAGGAAAAATATATCATAATACAAGTGAGGAAAAATAGGGTAAATTAAAATCTAATTATTATTATTACTTCAATTAAAAAGTATTTAATTATAATTTTTTTTTATAAATATTACTAATTCGTCCTGGCTTTGCCGGATTCACTTCGCGAAACACAATTTCGTTGTGTATTGGCTTCGACAATTATATTGAAAATGTTTATACAATAAATTAATTAATAATTTTGCATCGAAGATGCTTTGAAGCAAATACTTTTCGAAGAAAAGTATCGCGAAGTGAACACGGAAAAGCCGGGACGGTGCAATATCCTAAATGAAAAATATTTTTTATAATAATATTCAAAAATCATACTTAATAAATATTTTTAGATGCTTAAAACACATTTGGTTCTAATAATTATGGTCTTAAAAACAATTCCACACAAAAAATATAATAAAAGATTTTAAATATGTCTACATATAAAATTTGGAAACATAATGATAATACCTTTATTAAAAAAAAAGTTCGATGACTTTTATGAATAATAATAAATTCGCAAATCAAATTATTGCAAATTTAAACCATATTAATATTTATTTTTTTTTTGTCCATAATGTATAATAAATCATGAATTATTCAAATTAGAAAAACATAAAAATCAGATAATATTATAGAAAATCAAAAATTATAATATTATAAAAAAATTAATATTGAAAAAATATCTGTATATTTTTCATAACAAATACATATTCAAGTAAAATTATTAGGGTTATCATTAATACAATCTCAAAATATGGATAAAGATCTTTTACAAAATCAAACTATAAATTTTTGTTGCGACATATGTATTGTAAAAAATCTCAACTTAACTACTTATATTTTTGACCAATTAATTGAATATCATAAAATAAGTAAATTAAAATCTGGTCGTGACAACAATTGTTTATTATTAGCTTGTAAAAATAATCCAAATATTGGAGTAATAAAATATCTAGCTGAAAATTGCAAATTGAATGTGAATTCTAAAGATGATCTTGGTAATAATTGTCTACTAACAGCATGTTATTATAATGCAAATATTAATATTATAAAATATTTGATTAAAGATTGTAAGATTGATGTAAATTCAAAAAATGATAAAGGCCAGAATTGCTTATTGATATCTTGTCAGAAAAATTCAACGTTAAATACTATTAAATATTTTGTTGAAGAATGTAAGATTAATGTAAATTTACTAGATAACTCTGGTAATAATTGTTTAATATTGGCATGTCAATATAATTCAAATATTAATATTATTAAATATTTAATTGAAGATTGTAAAATTAGTATAAATCATAAAAATAATTATGGTTATACTTGTTTACTTACATCCTGTAATTATAATAAAATATTAATATTGTCAAATATTTAGTTGAAAATTGCAAAATGGATATTAATTTTCGAGATAAAATTGGTAATAATTGTCTATTAATAGCTTGTTGTTATAATTCAAATATTGATATTATTAAATATCTAATTCGAGATTGTAGAATAGATATAAATTCTAGAAATTCGTATGGTAGAAATTGCTTATTGATGGCATGCCATAATTCGGAAATAAATGTCGTTAAATATTTATTTGAAAATCATAATATTGACAAGAATTCCAAAGATAACATTTATGACTCAAATTGTTTATTATTAGCTTGTACTCATAATCAAAATATAAAAATCATTAGATATTTAATTGAGAAATGTAAAATAAACATCAAGTCAAAAAATACTCATGGTGATAATTGTTTATTATTAGCCTGTTGTTATAATCCAAATATTAAAATTATCAAATATTTAATTGGGGATTGTAAAATTTATATTAATTCTAAAAATATCCATGGTGATAATTGTTTGTTGTTAGCTTGTTTTAATAATCCAAATATAGAAGTTATTAGATATTTAATTGAAGATTGTCAAGTTGATGTTAACTTGAAAAATGTATGTGGCTTCAATTGTTTATTATTAGCCTGTTTTAATAATTTAAATATAGAAATCATCAGATATTTAATTGAAGATTGTAAAATTGATATTAATTTAAAAAACAATTATGATGAGGATTGTTTGTCATTAGCCTGTAAAAAAAATAAAAATACCAATATTATTAAATATTTAATTGAAGATTGTCAAATTAATATCAATAAATTATCAATAAAAAGAATCAGCTCCGAAAATTTGGATTTTCTTAAAAAAACTTGCTATATAAATTTTATTGAAAATACTAATATTAATAACATCATTGCGACAAATAATTTTAATTTGGATAATATAAAATTTATTATTGATTATATTATCACTAATAATTTAAAGAGGAATCTAATAAATTCTGAAGAATTTTTTAGGATAATTAAATATTCTGATTTGATAAATTTAGCAAATAAAGGTATTAAAATAAATTTACAAATTTCAGATTTAAAAATACCAGAATACATATTATCAAATGATACCTTTATTGATACTTTTAATACAGATAACGCAATGATAATCTCAATTAATAACATTAAATATACTGTTAATAAAAAAATAATGTGTCAAGAAAATTATATAATTCAAAAAATTATTGATTAAAAATGTTAGATCATGATGATATTTCATTAATAATTCCAAATATTAATAATAATATTATTAATGTATATATTAACATATGTTATGGAAATAGAAATGTTTTAAAAATTTTAAATTATGAACAATTAATAGATCTATTAATTTTATTGGATATGTATCCTTTAAAAAATCTCAAAATAGAAGAATTAGAATATTATATTTACACAAAATATACTAAAAATAGTATGTATGACGAATTTTTGAAGGACATATGTCAAACATATGAGTTAAGGTATCTAACAAGTAAACTTTATAATTTCCCAAATGATTAATCTGATTAATTATTTTATAATCAAGTTTTAATTATAATTTTATTATATAAAAAAAATTGAATTTTTATTGCATATTTGTCATAAAGGTAATCATGGTAGTAATACCAATATGAGTAATAATTTTTTTAGACATAAAAATATCGAATTTTGTAATGATATTATTGATTTAATTATAAATACAAATTTAATTGGTTTTTTTGGATTAAAAATATATAATTTTATAAATATAAATTCGTATTTTTTATCTGCATGTAAATTCAATAATTTGAATATTATTAAGCATTTAGTTGAAAATTACAAAATAAACATAAATTATCAAGATAAATATGGTAATAATTGCTTATTTTATGCAGTATGTAATAGTGATATTAACGTAATTAAATATTTGACAAGGTATTACAAATTAGATATTAACTCTAAAAATAAATTTAATAATAATTGCCTCATGTTTGCATGCTCATATATTAGTGATAGGCATTTAATTAATAATTTAATAAAAAAGGGAATTTATGAATCATTTTATGGAAATATTTACAATCTAAACCATCTAATGTTTCCGAATAAAAATAAGAACTTTAAAAATCATAATAATTTAGACACAATAAGATATCTTATTGAAGATTGCAAAATTGACATAAATCATCTCGATAATAAATTAAGAAATTGTTTTATGTATGCATGTTGGTATAATTCTGATGTTGCTATAATAAAATATTTACTTGAAAAATGTGAAATTGATATTAACTTGAAAGATTCATTTAATAACAATTGTCTTTTATATTCATCTAATAATTCAAATATTGATATAATAAAATATCTGATTGAAAATTGCAAAATGAATATTGATTTTAAAAATAATGATGGTTTAGATTGTTTATCAGTTGCATGTAAGAACAGTCAAAATATTGACATTATTAAGTATTTAATTGAAAAAAATTCAAAAATTAATTTTGATAATTGTTTACGTTTGGCTTGTCGTTTCAATCCAAATATTAATATTGTTAAATATTTGTTTGAGGATTTCAAAATATGTGATTATTGTGATAAAGATTTAATGTGTAATTTTAGGAATGACTATTTATTATTAGCTTGTTCTAATAACTCAAACGTTAACGTACCAAAATACTTAATTGAATATCACAAAATGGACATAAATTTTAAATACAGTAATGGTAATAATTGTTTATTGTTAGCATGTAGTGAAAATAAAAGTATTGATATGATAAAATATTTGATTGAAATTTGCAAGATGAATCCGAATATCAAAAATAATGATGGTGATGATTGTCTATTACTAGCATGTCTTAAAAATGAAAACATTAATATTATAAAATATTTAATTGAAAAATGCAAAATGAATCCGAATATCAAAAATAATGATGATAATAATTCCCTATTTCTAGCATGCGCCAGAAACAGAAATATTGATATAGTGAAATATCTAATTGAAATTCGTAAAATGGATCCGAATATTATAAACAAATATAATAATAATTGCTTGTTTCTGGCATGTCTTAATAATGAGAATGTTGATATTATAAAATATTTGATTGAAAAATGTAAAATGGATCCGAATACTATAGGTAATTATGATAATAATTGTTTATTGTTAGTGTGTGCAGCAAATAAAAATATTAATGTAGCAAAATATTTAATTGAAGTCTACAAAATGGATCCAAATATTAGGGATGATAACGGTAATAATTGTTTATTAATGGCATCTACAAACAAGAACGTTGATATGATAAAATATTTGATTGAAATCTGTAAAATGGATTTGAATGTCAAAAATAATGATGGTAATAATTGTTTATTATTAGCATGTTCATATAATTCAAACGTAAACATCATAAAATATCTGATTGAAGATTGTAAAATGAATGTAAGTTTTAAAAATAATAATGGTCAAAATTGTTTATTATTGGCCTGTTACTATAATAAAAATATTAATATAATTAAATATTTAATTGATGATAAAAAAATGGATAAAAATGTGGGAGAAAATAATATGAATTGTCTTTTGGGAGCATGTTTTAATAATCAAGACATTGATATTATTAAGTATTTGATTGAAGATTGTAAAATGGATGTAAATTCAAGAAGTAAATATGGTAATAATTGTTTATTATTATCATGTTGGAAAAACAAACATATAGATGTAATAAAATATTTAATTGAAAATTGCAAAATGGATATAAGTTTTGAAAACGATGGTGATAATTGTTTGTTGTTTGCATGTTGTGGAAATGAAAACGTTAATGTGGTGAAATATCTAATTGAAAATTGCAAAATGGATATAAATTTTAAAAATAACGATATGAATTGTTTGTTGTTAGCTTGTGAATATAACCAAAATATTAACATAATTAAGTATTTAATTGAAAATCAAAAAATGGATCCAAATATAAGAGATAATAGTGGTAATAATTGCCTATTAATAGCATGTCATTATAATAAAAATATAAATATTATAAAATATTTGATTGAAGATTGTAAGATGGATATAAATTTTAAAAATAATTTTGGTAGTAATTGTTTATTATTAGCATGTCTTAATAATCACAACATTAACATAATAAAATATCTTATAGAAGATTGTAAAATGGATAAAAATTATAAAAATATTTATAATTATGATTGTCTCTTATATACCTGTAGAAGTAATGATAATATCGATATAATAAAATATTTGATAGAAGATTGTAAAATGGATATTAATTACACTAACGAATATAATTGTTTAATGCTTGCTTGTCAATATAATAATATTAATATAATTAAATATTTAATTGAAAATCAGAAGATAAACATAAATTTAAAAACTTGTGATGGCAATAATTGTTTGTTATTTGCAAGTCTCAATCCAAACATAAATGTAATTAAGTATCTTATAGAAGATCTTAAAATGGATATAAATTATAAAAATAATAATGATAGTAATTGTATGTTAATGGCATGTTGGGGAAATAAGAATATTGACGTAATAAAATATTTAATTGAGAATCACAAGATGGATGTGAATTATAGGAATAATGACGGGAATGATTGTTTACTACTAGCTTCTAGAAACAATACAGCTGATGTATTAAAATATTTAGTTGAAGATTGTAAATTAGACACAAATTCAAAAAATATTCTTGATTCCAATTGTATATTATTAGCATGTGGTTATAATGAAAATATTGACACTATAAAATATTTGATTGAAGAGCTCAAAATGGATAAGAACTATGTAAATAGTTATGGTAGTAGTTGCCTATCAATAGCATGTCTTAATAATCCAAATGTTAACGTAATTAAATATTTAGTTGAAGATTGCAAAATGGATCTTAATTATGTTGATGGAAATGTTAATAAATATCTAATATTAGCATGTAATAACAAAACTACTAACATAGTTAAATATTTGATTGAGGATTGTCAAATTAATATTAACAAATTGCCGATTAAAAAAATTAGTGATCATACTATTAAATTTTTCGAAGAAACAGGTTATATAAATTTTATAGAAAATAGCAACAAACACAATATAATTAATAACACAATTACTTCTAATAATTTTGATGATAACAACATCAAAATTATTGTGGATTATATCGTAACTAATAATTTGAAGGGTGATTTAATAGGCACATCAGATTTTTTCATAAAAATTAAATTCAGTGATTTGTTAATTTTGGCAGATAAAGGGATTAAAATTAATCTGCAAATTCCAGAATTAGATTTGAAAAAATATATACCAAAACATATTTTTAATGATACTTTTAATGAAAATAACGTTATGAAAATTTCAATTAATGATAATAAATATATTGTTAATAAAAAAATTATGTACGAAGAATGTCAAACAATCAAAAAAATTATTGATTCGAAAATGTTAGATCACGATAAAATCTCATTAACAATTCCGAATATTGATAATAATATTATAAATATATATATTAATATATGTTATGGTCAAAGATTCATTTTAGAATTTTTAAATTATGAGCAACTAATAAACTTATTAATCATATTGGATATGCATCCTATTAGTAGTTTTGAGATAGAAGAATTGGAACATTATATCTTTAGAAAATATGTGAAAAATAATATGTGTGATAAATTTCTAAAACAAATATGTCAAACATACGAATTGAGATATTTATTGAGTAAACTTTACTCGCATTAATATTTTAATTACACAAAAAAATAAAAAAATTATTGTTCATAAATGGCATTCATCTGTTGCGATTTTTTGAAAAGAAATTAAATTATGAAAAATTTATTTATGATGATTTTTTAAGTTGTTTCTATAAACAGGTTAGTTTCTATGGTAATATTTCAAATAAATTTGTAGTCCGAAAAATTAGATAAAAAATTGAAAAAAAGAACAACGATAGTCATTATTTTATTGAAAATATACCATGAGTAAATATTTAAAATTATTTCTTTCAATAAAAAAAAATAAAAATACCAAAAGATTTAATTAAAATAATAATTGAATATGTTTATTTTAAACTAAAATATGCTAAAAAACCAAATTTCTTCAAAATTAAATCATCAGGATATTTCGATGACTTAAATATTGTATTGAGGAATAATATTAACGTATTACTATTCTAAAAAATCATCGAACTTTTTAATAATAAATCAATTATCATATTATTACTCATAATCTTTGGAAGACATAATATAAATCATTAGTTTGCCATTTTTTATGGTTTTTCCTTTAAAGAGCTTGATTATTAAAAATATAAATATTTTCAAGACGTTAGCATCTAAAAATATTTAAAAACTATCATATTCGATAAAAAATTAAATTATAATTTTGCTAATAGGATAATGAATGTATAATTTCGAAAAGTTCTTCCCAGCTACGGTGGTTTGCTTTGCAAAGCATCTTCGATGCAAAATTATTAATTTGTTTATTATATAATTATGCATCAAAGATGTCTCGCTTTAGCGAGCCGCCGGAGGCGAGAAGATGACTTTTAAGACTAGTAATAATTAAGGAAAAAACAAACAATTTTAAAATAAAAAATAATAGATTATATGGTATTACTGATAACTTTTTTGAAAATGTATAAAATAATGAACTCAATGATTCAATTGAAGTTAGATTAACAAGAGGAGATAATTATACATATCAAAATAATAACATATTTATATGTAATTATGGAAGTGACATGATAAAATGCATTAATATATATAACAAAAAAAAGAAAAAAATGGTCAATTAACAAAGATGATAAGAAATATGTTGGGTGTTTTTCAATCGATTCATTTAATAACAAAATATATATCGCTGCATATTGTCACGAAAAGTTGATGATGGACATTATTATGATGTCGATATTAATATATATGATGATTGTGACGTATTATTAAAAAGATTAAATATATTAAAAGAAGAATCATATGATGAAATACATATTTCATTGATTGTAAATGATGATATAATATGTTTGAATTTAATGAGTTATACTTTTATAATTAACGCATTTGACGTTAATTAGAGAAAGATTTATGTGTATGATGATGATATTAATTTAGTTCACAAGAGTGAAAGAATGGCTTACAGTCTTAATTCCTCAGCAAAGACGAAAGTAATATAGACAAAAAATAATATAAATTTTTCCTGTCTAGAAAATTGTTGTATTATACAAATTACAAAATTAAATA